CTATTTGGTTGAGCAATAGCTGCTGATACTACATTACCTGCATCTTTTCTAACAGCGTCTCTTGCTTCTCTACGAGCAATGATTCTAATCTCATTTGGAGTAATTTGTTGAGTTTCAATATTTGTACCATGATTCTCTACAGTAACATTCATTCCACCATTACTATTACTTACTACGGATGGAGGAGGCATGTTAATTATATTATCAATCATAGCAGGGTCTTGACCTCTATTAATTGCTTCAAGCAAAGCTCTATGACGTGCAGTACCAGACGCATTAACAACAAACTCTTGACCATGAACTACACCAGCTACTTCGGAGGTTCCGTAGTTACCAGTGTAACCACCTTTTTCGTAGCCGATAGAAGTGATGTTAGAGATAATTGCCGCACCTGCTGCTGCTGTCTTAGCCATGATTGCAAGATTGGCAGGGAACGGTAGTGCCCAACTGTCGCTAGAAATAGCCATCTGTAGGTCTAACATAGCTTTGGCAATAGCAAAACCTTTCTGAACAGCAAACATTGCTTTATAAATACCAGACTGTTTACCAGCAGTGTTAGCAGCAATCGAAGCAAGGCTTCCAGCGATAGATTCAGCAGATGTTAATTGTACTTGAACACGAGCAGCATCAATTGCATCTAAATCTTCTTTAAGCTTTCTTGCGATAGCAAGTCGTGCGTCTGCTTTAGCTTGATCTGAATTGATAACAGGGTCTTTAGTAACATCAACACTATCGATCAGTTTCATATCTTCAGCAGCTTGCATTCTTAGTTTAGCTTTTTTAGCATCATCAACAGCTTTAGGGTCAATGTTTACTTTTTGCATCAAATCTGCTACTTTTTCAGCTCTTCTTTGGTCAGCTATTTTCTTTTCTTCTTCGTACACTCGTTTAGCTGCATCGGCGATTTTATTCTGTAAGTCAATATCAGTTTGTTTAGCTTGCTCTCTCTGCATTTTAGTAAGAGTTTCTGCTTCTTGTTCTGCACGAAGTTTTGCAATAGCATCTTTTTCTAAACCAATTGCCTGAGCTTTACGACCATAAGTTTCTTCCTCTTTTTCAAGAGTTTTTAACTTCTCTTTCAAACCACTAGTAAACTCAGCTTCAGCTTTCTTTTGCTCTTCAATAGATACGATTTGAGATTCAATACCAGCTCTACGTTTAGCCAGAGCAATAGCGGCTTCCACATCAGTTAAAGCAGCCTTCTTGTCAATATTGTCTTTAGCAGCCTGTGCAGCAGTCATTTGCTCAAGTTTAGTCTTTTGAGCTTCTAACTCTGTAAGTTTCTTTTCAGCAGGCGTACGTTTACCATCACCTTCAATACCAAGTAATTCACGCTGTTTAGCTAATACTTCTTCTAATGCAGCGGCTTCTTTTTCAGCAAGATTTAAATGTACTCTGGCGGATTGTCGAGGTTTATCATCAGTACGAAGTTCTCTAATCTTTTGCTCAAGAGCTAATATTTGCTTAAGAGGTACTTGAGTATCTTTGTTTTCTTGGTTATACTTTTTAGCTTCATCTAAAAGTTTTTGAAGTTTATCAGCTTCTTTGTCGTCTTTAGATTTAGTAGAGTCGTCAATCTTGGCTGCAATTTCTTTACCTTTCTCGATTTTAGAAAGTCCAGTAACTTCAGATGTAATACTAAGTACTTCTTTAGCTTTTTCTTTTAGAGACCCTATCTCACTTTCTGCTTTAGCAATTAAAGCTTTTTGAGCTTCAAGTTCAGCATTCCCTTTGTAATAGTATGTACTACCGAACTCTTTTCGATACTTTTCTTTTCTGGCTTCTAGTATTGCTAACTGGTCTTTTTCCTGCTGCAATTTCAATTTAGCTTTCTGATAAGCATCTAAATCTGGAGCAGTACCTTTTACTTTCCCTTGCTCATCTGTGTATTTCTTTTCAAGTCCAATTTTTTCTCTAATAAGATCAACTTGTTTCTTTAAAGAGGCAATATTACCGTCTAACGCTGCTGTAGCTGCTGGAATCACTGACGTGAATGCTTCCTGCTTCTTCTTAGCTTCTTCAGTTTGTCTTGTAAAATCTTGATAATATCCTACTGCTGTGTAAACAGCTAATCCGACAGCAGTAAATGCAGCACCGAGAGGAGTAAGACCTATTCCTTTTAATGCTAGAGATAAACTCCCAGCAGCGGTTGTGGCTGTTCCTAATAAAGAGATAAAAGTAACAATATTTGTTGCAACTGTTCCAGCAAAGGATGCAGCTATAACAATACCCAACATTTTACCAGCTTCCATCAATTTGTCAAAATTGTTTGCCACAAAAGATAGAGTATTTGCAATAGTAGTTGCAATAGACGGAAGTGAACTCTCTAAATCTCCCACTAACTTAGCAAAAGCTTCATTGAACTTTGTATTCTTAGCTACATCACCGATTGCTTTTTCCCAAGAATTTTTAAGTCTCTGCATTGCTCCATCAAAAGTTAAAGGAAGTTGATTAAAATCTTTTTCCCAACTTGATCTTGCATTGATTACAGCATTTGTAATTATCTCACTTGTTAATACTCCATCTGATGCAAGTTTTTTAAGACCTTTTGAAGCTAACTCAGTTCCCATCCCCATTCTACGAAGCTCTGCTTCAATTGCTCTCAAAATCAGAGGAGCACCTTCGGCAACAGCATTGAACTCTGCGCCATTCAAGCGACCAGACTGCATAGATTGAGAGAACTGAAGCATAACAGAACTTGCTTCTTGTCCTGTGGCACCAGCCAACTTCAAAGCCATACCCATACCTTCAACTACCTTCGTAGTGTCAGATGTAGATCGTCCCATATTCATAATAGGAACTGACATACGATTAAAAAGCTGCACAGAATCAGCCAGAGGAATACGTAGCTTTTGAGCAGACTCGTAAAGAGATTGTTGGATAGCCACTGCGCCTTCCATACTACCAACAGATATCTTCAATTTAGCTTGCATCTGTCCCCAACCATCGGCAGCTTCAATAATACCTTTAGCAAAATTAATACTAAGGTAAGCAGAAGCTGCAACGATCATGGATTTAAGAGTATTGTTGAGAATGCTTCCACTACCACCAAGTCTTTCCATTGCTAGAGCTGCTTCATTATGAGCTTTCTCTTGCTCTTTTGCAGATTGCGCTACTCTACGTTGTTCTTCTACTAAAGCTTTACGATCAAAACGTTTATTCATTTCTAAAGCCATACCATGCGCTTTTTCCAATGCAGCGGCAGCACGAGCTTCTTCTTGCAAAGCAGAGGTTTGTTCTTTTACAGATTGAGTATATGATTCATAATCTCTTTTCTGTTGAATAAGGTTTCTACGATCTTCTTCAGCTTTTAAAGCACGATTAATCTTCAAAGCTTCTGTATGAGCAGCAATATATTCTTTTACAGATTGATTGTAATTCCAAATATCTTGTTTCTGTTGAATTAGCTTATTACGAGCGTCTTCATCAATAAGCTTCTTTGCGGCAGCTTTTGCAGTAGTTAACAAGAGAGTGCGAGTCTCTTTATCAACATTCCTTGCTGCTTCTGCAAGAGCTTTCATGTCTTGAGCAGCTTGCGCAATACCCTGAGACTTTACTTCAATTGCAATGCTACTTACTTCAATAGCCATGTTTATTCCTTTGTCTATTCATTATTATAATTAGCTTTGAATGACTTCCAAGCACTCGCTACAGCTTTTCGTTTAGCATTCAATATTTCTTGTGTTTGAATAGAAATATACGGAGCTTCACGTTTCTTATCTTTTCCAGCATAATATTCATTTACATAATGCTCACTCATAAGCTTAATTGTTTGTTTCTCCCATACTGAGAGATTCTTCTCTGTAGCTTCTACCCAAGCATTAATGTCTACCCAACTTAAAGCAACAATTCCGTTCCCTGTTGCAGTAAATCTTCCTGCCTCAATGAAAAAAGGGACTAGATACTCAGCCTCGCACTTCGGCAAGTCAAGCTCTAGTCCCTCAGTCTGAGTTTTAAATTTTTCAGCTCTTGTTTGCTTTTCATCTTCTGGAGTAGAATGATACCACCCTAATTGTCTAGCAAACAAGATTAGTTCATTTTGGCAGGTTAGAAAAAATTTGTTTGGTCATCAATTGCTGCACGAGTTTGTTCATACAACCAACGCAGAGCAGGATTACTCAAAGCTTCCTTAATAGAAGTTTCATTATCAAGTTTCTTATCACCAAATGACAGATTCTCATAACGATCCACACAAACAACTACTGATTCTAGGATTGCATCACTCAAAGATTCAGCAGTTTCTTCTTTATTTTTATTTACAGATTTCTCTTTCAGAATCTGATTTACTTTTGCATTTTGGTAATCTTGAGCACGTTTAGATGCACGACCATAAACTACTACTTTTGCCACATTACCTTTTTCATCTTTCAATACTTCACCAGTAACAGGATGCTTCAACTCAACCGCTACTTCATCTGTTTTTTCCATTAATTTCGAGAGATCAATCATTATATTTTCCTTTATAAAGAAGTGGATGTACAACCTCTTAGTGGGTTTTCGTACAAAGAGAAGGGAGGAATTTCCTCCCGTTTATTATGCTTCTACCAGTGCAGATGTAATTTCAAAGTCAGCAGAGATAGATACGATATTATCAATAGTACCGATTTTCTTAGAGAAACCAGAGATCAAAGCCAAGAAGTATGTTACACTACCATCTTGTTCTTCTACTTTAATTGCATAAGAACTGTAAGAGTCAGATGCTGCTTTCATTGCGATCTGACCAGCATCGGTAGTTTTATTAGCAAATTCAAAACTACCTTTACCATTATCTTTACTACCTTTAAATTTCTGGATAATAGGATTAGCCAGAGGGGAGTGATTAATGATATTATATTTAGCACCAAAATCACCAATACTAGTTACTTCACCAACCTCAGTATATGTTTTTGCTTGGAAACCAGCCAAGTCTTGAGTAGCCACACCAGAAGTTGTAGCAATAAACAGCTTCGTAAGAGCTGCACTGTGGATATCACCAACTGCCATGATTATTTTCCTTTATGTTATGCGTAAATTGTGATTTTCAGAGTTGCTGCACCAGACAGAGTTACAGTACCATTACCATCCAGATATGCGCTGATTTTATCCAGATTGATAATTTTCTTAATACCTGCTGCCAGAGTAACATTCATACCAGTGGACAGGTCAACAGTAGTTGAGGTATTTGGTACAACGTAAGCAGCACTAGGAGCACTACCTTTAATGTTCAATGTCAAACTACCACCAGTCGTGTTATCTAGTTCCAGAAGCTGACCACTACCTTTTACGTATGTAAATGTGTCACTTGTAGATGCGGTGTTTACAGAAGCTGTTACAGCACCAGAAGCACTCGCAAATGTTGTCAGAGTTAAAGCTGCCATTTATTTTCCTTTATAATTAATAAGATTCTTGTCTATATTCAAAACGAATCGGAGTAACCCTCCACTGAGCATCTTTAACAGGAGACATAATATATCCTGTTTTCTCAATGCTCAAATTTGAAGATTTTGTTGTTGCAGGAAGAATATTGATAATCTCTTCAGCAAGAGTTTCTGATAACTTAGTACCAACTCCATCTTTTGTATAAAGATTAATCTGAATAATTCCTTTTAGAGTTTTTCTTTGCGTAGAAAGTGTGGTATTATCTGTCATAGCTGGAATGATAAATACTTCAATCCAAGTAGTATTAGGTTTTGTAAAAGGGACACTTTCGTAAGCAATAGGGATAACAGGATTTTTACTATTAGCCCATGTTTTGATTTTATTTTCTACTTCTATTCTAAGAGAGCTAATTCCCATTTATACCTCACACTTTTGATTTTGCTTTAATAAGAGCTTTTGCTATCATTCCGTAGGGAGCAGCACCTTTCCAATTTGGATGTTCAGATGTTGGCTTCCACCCTAGTACCTCAGCTCTATAAGCGTAATCTATGTTGTTTGTCAAAGTTACTGAATTATCTTTTTTATAGAATATCTTTGCATCAACAAGCTGAGTAAGACGGTTAAAACTGTCGTATCCAGATAAGCTTTTAGTGCTAGTCGTTTCTGTGGAAAAACCTTTTACTTTAGGGAACCAGTTATTTACCAAAAGACCTTCAGCATAAGGAGAATCTTGCCAACCAGATGGAGTATTTTGAATAACATCTTTGAATGTGTCTAAAGCTAATTTATTCAATTCTCTATCAAGCTCTTCTTGAATTTTATTTATACTAAGCCTGATGCTTTCTGCAAATTGTCCCATATCTTTAATGTCCCGAATTATATGATATTTTTCTGAATTGTCAATATCATTTTCTGATATGAAGTTCAAAAATAATAGCATCCATACCAGAAGGATTAATCTGCTTCATTCCTACAATTTTCCATTCAGTTCCATTGATAATTAAAGTATCTTTATTTGCTTTAATTTCATAAGGAAGATCATTTGGATTTGCTTTATGAGTAGGTTGCATTAAGCAACGTTTATCACCTTCTAACACAAGAGTACCAAAGTTAGATTTCTCACCAAGAGAATATTGAGGGTATTCATCTAAGATAATCTTTACTGGTTTATCAAACGAAGGGTTAGGAATATATTCACCGTCTGTGTATGTACCGCCTTCTCCTGCAATATGCAGCAAAGCACTACCTCCATAAGCAGCCATCATCCTAGCTACTACACCGTCAAATTGATTCATCACAATCCTCCAACAGTCGATGCAATATTATGAAGTCGAGTAGAATCGGTTTCTCCAGAATATGCAGCATTCCAATCTTCTTGAAATTGAATTAAAGGGTTTGTAGTAGAAGCTCCTCCAGAATAAGGAATTGGGGATTCGCCAGACATATACGGATTGGTCATTACACCTTTGATAAACTTCATATAGTTATCAAAAACATCTGATCCATATATCTCAATGAACGATAGCTTTTCTCTTGTTCTCTGAGAAAGAACACCTGCAATGTATCCAGCAACTACTTGCGAAGATCGTTTAATATTATTATCATTATCCGAAAGCGTCTGAGTATAAACAATATCAGGTAGAATAGGTAGGTCTTGAATATCACCAACAGCAAGTCTCAGTTTACCGACAGGTGTACTAGGATCAATCATATTACCTCCTTATAAATACTAAAAGCAACCTCCACACGAACGCAGAGGTTGCCAGATTGTAACTGATTAGTTGGAGCTATAAGCACGAATAATCAGAGCAGGTTTCATAC